CCGTGCGTCCGGTGCCGGTGACCCCTGTCTGACCGTGCATAATCGATGGTATGCCCGTTTCCTCGTCAGCAAGCTGGCGGGATATCTGGTACATCTGTATGTTCTCGGGAGCCGTATTCGGGAACTTGAGGCCGTTGATAGCCGTGCCTGTGACACCCGACTGACGACGGAATATCTTGCCGGGGAAGATGTCCATGTTCTGTCCCGGCACGAGGGATGCCTCGTCGACATCGAAGACGAGGTTGCCAGCGAGGGCAAGGTTGTCGATAGCCATACGAACGTGACCGTTCATAAGTAGTTGGGCATCTTCCATATTCTCCGCGACACCAACACCCCAAATCTGATAGGGATTGATTTCGAACGGAAACGCTTGATAGGGTATCCGCGCAGGAGTGAAAGGGTTGACTACGCAACGCAAGACTTCGTTGCCACACACCCACACGTTGACCTGTAGCTGGTCGAACTCCGACATGTTTTTAGCTTCCTCTAAGCCTACTTCGTCAGCGAAGTAAGCATCGAGGACGCCCCAATACTCAAGGACTTCGAAGCGGTTCTCTTGATAGTACGCTTCGGTTTCGTCCTCTCGGATCGTGTCTTCGTAGTATTTGTCAGAGTAGTTCGGCCCCTTCGCAAGGACATTTTGAATCGCTGTAGCGTCGAAGTGTGGCCGCATGATGAGACTACGTAGCTGTTGTCTATTCATGCGGTGACGCTCGATGACGTACTCACAATCCTCTATCGACGTAGCTGACGGGTCAGGGTGGAAGTCCCAGAGCGAGACGGCCTCGATACGGGGCACCGTCTTTTCGTAGGGCATGTAGTCGCGCTCACCATCTTCACCGCGCTGCCACTTGTGGACACGCTTGAAGAAATTGAACGGCCCCTTGACGATGCCCGTGCCCAAGAGTGCGGACTCGAATATCGCTTTGCGGAATACGTTGACCGCATTCGTGTCGAGGAGTTGATCGTGGATCAGCTTCTCCATCCGACGGGCCTGTTCCTTTGCCGGTTCGAACTGTGGCTCACCGACTTTCGCTTTGCCCGGAACGAGCATATCCCCGAACTCTTTTCCGTACGACCCCAAGACGTGAGAGTCGGACGCCATCAAACCTCCCGGAGCTACCGTACGCCCATCACCGGGGAATCCGTACGGATCGCTAGGTTTGATTTCATCGACAGGCGTCCGCGCATGTGCAAACTCTGCGATGCCTTCCGGTACGGGGGTCGACTCGACAACCAGTGGGAACTTTTTGTTCGCAAACAGGATGTCGACGATCTGTCCGTACGCCGCAAGAACTTTCGTCTTTGTTATTTTTATGAATACCTTCGACCTTTCCGAGTCGCGGTATTGTGTCGTCGAATCGTAGATTCCTCGAAAGTTTTTGTACGCCTTAAGCCAACGCTGCTCGTACGAATATCTGCCGTTCTCTGCGTCTTTAAATTTAGACGTGACGTACCCGGCGAGACCGGGCATCTGCTCTTCAGGAGACGGGATAGGTACTGCCGTGTCGTCTTGCGGCTCTAGGAAGTTTTCGGACATGATAATCCTTTAGTCGTTGCCTTGTGGGCGGTCATCAGCCATGCTGAACAGAGAAGCCTCTACAGTTGGCTTAGTCTGTTGCTTGGGCATGTCTTCAGTGAGGACATCAGTCTTCGCGCGGGTGTCGAATTCGAGACCTTCGCGATAGAGCTTGTCCGCGCCCATCTGATCGTCGATGGTTGTCGCATCGGCGTTCATAATGTACGCTTCACCAAAGTTGTAGTTACCCGTGGTCTGGTTTGCCATTTTTTAGTCTCCCTTTTTTTCAATGAAACCGCCGGAAGCAAAGTTCGGGAACTTAAATCTTCCGCCAGAAATAAACCCGGCACCAATCTTGTCGATGGCTTCGAGTGTAACCGGGCCTTTGTACCCGTATTGCTCTTCGAGTCCCGCTTCAGCACCCGCAACAGCCGCGTCAGCAAGTCCACGAGAAACGGGACCGATGATGCTCATCGGGCCGCTTAGTTCTTCTGCGGTTGCTTGTGCGATTGCTTCTCCCGGAGACGCACCCCGTTCGAGCATTTCTTGTCTAGTTCCTTCGAAGCCGATAATCGGAAGCGGAGCCATCGCTGCCTTCGCCGCGCCGCCCAGTGTCGATAAAAGCGCAGCTATTGCTGCTGAATTACGATATTGAGATACGTCGACGCCTTTCGCCTCTAGCATGTTCAGATACGCGGCAAGTCGTCTTGGATTCTTTTTTAATTTTTCAAGTAACTCGGGAGATATGGCTGCGTCTTTTACGTCACCCGTAGGGTTGATAGGACTCGATACGATAGGGGCTTCGAAGTAACTTTCGTAACCCGGAGTGGTACGACCGATACGTTGTTCAGGTGGAACAATCGTACTTGAGATATCGAAACCGGCCCCCTCTGCCGCCTCTGCAAAATATGTAGAAATGACATTTGCATTTCTTGCGTCAGGTCCGCCCGGTTCTAAGTCGCCGGGATAATCTGATGCGTAAGTTACAATGTCTCCGACACTACCCTCTGCTGCGGATTTCAGGCTTCGTCCCTGCAAGTAGGCAATGCGTTCGAAAGATATACCGTTTCGTTGACCGATTTTTGTGTGGATGTTTCGAAGGAGTGGAGAACCTCGTTTACCGGGAACGTCATCACCTTTAGGCGCGAGACTATCATAAAATGCGCCCTTGCCATCATTTCCTTCCGGATCGAATACAAGTTTCGGGACTATTACTTGTTTAAGTATATTTGTAATGTCAGGCGACTTAACAGGATTTCCATTCTGCTTAACAAAAAAATAACCGTCGCCTCTTTTTTTAGCATCTTCAAGCCTGTTTTGTAGGATCGTATCGGCGATGTCATTCAAGGGCACGTTAACACGTCTACCCTTCGCGCCCTTTGTTTCAGCAGAAATGTAAATCGCCCGTGTTTCGGGATAGTACGATTCTAGCTGGAGCATTCCTGCTGCGTTAGGACGGAGACCGTTTTGCAAGTTAAATAGGGTTGCCATCGCAGCGGCTTCTTGTTTCGGGTCTTTAGCAATCTCCATGATCTGCCGAAACATGCTTGCCATCGTTTCTCTATCAGTTTTGATAGTGATACCGGAGACAGCTTTAGGAGGTTCCTTACGCCCAAATATTTTTACGTTTCGCGGAGTGTCTGGCCCTACATCCGGAAGAAAAGCGAGGATATTACTATTCGGAGGGAGGTCTTGAGCGATGGTAGTTCCGACGTATCGCAGAACTTGCATCGAATCTTTAGCTACTTTTTCACCACCCTCATCAAGCAACTTGAAGGTGCGACTCAATTTAGTCTCACCATCCTCGTCAGGCATGAACATATCTACTGCAGAACCGGGCTGATCAGCGTACTTTCCTAAGTATCTGACTGCAGCATTGACATAGTCGTTTATATTTTCGTGGCCCTGACGACGCGCGTACTCCACAGCTACCTCTCGTACAGTGGCGGTTGCCGGGTCTAACTTTGTGGTGGGTTTTTCTGCCATAGGTTAGTATCCGAATGTCGCGTCGTGGACTTGATAGACTTGGTTCTTGATTGCGCCGAGTTGTTTGTGGATCGACGAGTATCCGCTCACTCGTGTCATCAGCATGTAGCGTAAAGCGTCGTACGCGTGGTCTTCTGACTTAGTGTCTACATCTTCACTGTTGTTTTTCGACAGGGGTATACCCGCAAGCTGCTTGATGATGTTTTGACACGAAGAGAAGATGCGTAGACGCGGTTCGTTTGTATACGGATCGTCAGCGAGGCGACGATGTATTTCCATCTTCCCCTGAATACGATTACGGTCGGATGGCGTCCACCGCACACCGACTCTCATCATCGTCTCTGCTATCGACGGACCGAAGCCCGTCTTGTTCCAGCACGACGAGTCGAGGACCGTGTAGTACGGTAACGGATCGAGTTGTTCTGCTTCTAATATTCTATCGGCTAACTCTTCTGCTGTCAAGTGTTTAGCATATAGTTCGCGATAAATCCAGATATTATTGTCCCAGTCAATAGCCCCCCACAAAACGCACGAC